AAAAAATCTAATTCGTACAAATCACTATGAAAGACCATTTCAACCAGACTTGGGTTCTAATTTGCGTAGAATGTTGTTTGAAAACATGGATTCTATACAAGCGGCTTCACTTGAAAGAGAAATATCAGAAGTCATTACTAACTTTGAACCTAGAGCAAAAATTCAAAATGTAACAGCCAACCCGAAATACGATGAAAACGGGTATGAAATTGAAATGACTTTTTTCATATTAAACTTAACAGCACCAGTAACAATAAACTTTTTCTTAGAACGGATTAGATAAATGGTAGATCGCCTTAGAGTAACCGAACTTGATTTCGACACCATCAAAACAAATTTAAGGTCTTTTTTACAACAGCAAGATGCTTTTTCAGACTATGATTTTGAGGGTTCAGGTCTTTCAGTATTATTAGACCTTTTAGCTTACAATACACACTATAATGCTTACTATTTAAATATGGTAGCAAATGAATCATTTATAGATACTGCCGTTTTAAGAGACTCGGTTGTCTCTTTAGCAAAAAGTTTAGGGTATGTTCCTTTTTCAATTAAAGCACCTACAGCTACAATAAACTTTACAGCAAATTCTGATTCATCATCTGTAAATACTCTAACAGTACCTAGAGGTTTTAGTTTTATATCAGATCAAATTGATAATAAAACTTATAATTTTGTAGTGTTACAAGATACTTTAGTTACGAAAGCAAATAGTCAATATGTTTTTAATAATTTAGAAATAGCTGAAGGGCAAATAGTTTCATACAACTTCACTCACAATCAATCAAATAATCCTAAACAAATTTTTACGTTACCTGACTCTAATATTGATACAAACACAATTGACGTAACAGTAGTGCCTAATATTTCAAATACGTCTACTAAAATATTTTCAAAGGTGGATGAAATTCTTGATGTTGGTCCTACCTCAGAAGTATATTTTTTACAAGAGGGTAAGAATGGTGAATTTCAAATTTATTTTGGAAATGATAATGTAGGTAAAAAGTTAAATGATGGTGCAACTGTATCTGTTTCTTATCTTGTTACAAATGGCACAGCTGCAAATAAAGCAAATAATTTTGTACCATCAGCCATTCTTGTAGATTCTGCTAGTGAAACATTACAAGATTTATCTGTTAATCCAATATCGGCAGCTTCTGGTGGATCTGAAAGAGAAAGTGTAGATTCTATAAAGTTTTCAGCACCAAATCAATTCACGACTCAAAATAGATTAGTTACAAAAAAAGATTATGAAACATTTATAACGAAAGAAGTTCCAAGTATAGAGGCAATATCTATATGGGGTGGTGAAGATAATGTGCCAATCATTTATGGAAAAGTTTTTGTTTCACTAAAAGCTAAAGCAAATTTTTTCATATCAGAAACAGAAAAACAAAGAATTATTGACACTATTCTAAAACCAAAAGGTGTAATTGGTGTAAATGTAGAAATAGTTGATCCAGATTTTACTTATTTACTCGTGTCAAATATTGTAAAATATGATACAAGAAAAACTACTGCAACACCAGAAAGTTTGAAAGAGTCAATAAGAGATTCTATAATCACATTCAATAATAATTTTTTAAATTCTTTTGATATTACTTTTACTGAATCTAAATTTTCTGAATCTATTGATGATACAGACACAAATGCAATTTTAGGTTCTCAAGTTGACGTAAGACTTCAAAAAAGAGTTACACCAGTAATAGGTACAAGTTCTTATGAGGTTAAATTTAATGAAAAGTTGAGAAGAGGCACAGGCCAAAGTAAACTTACATCAACAAAATTTAATAGTTTTGATAACACGGGTCAAACACAAGAGGTGCAATTTGAAGAGGTACCTCAATCATCTACTGGCATATCAAGAATTGAAATAGAAGAACCTGGATTTGGATATAGTGTGGCTCCAACTGTAACAATTACAGGTGATGGCATAGGTGCTACAGCAGAAGCAATTGTATCTGGTGGAGAAGTGGTCGCTGTTAATATTTTAAATCGAGGCGTAGACTACACCACAGCAACTGCCGTTTTATCAGGCGGTGATGGTATTGGTGCTGAACTTTCTGTGGCTGTTGATGAAAGAAACGGTACACTCAGAACTATTTTCTTTGACTCAAATGGTGCTAGACAAATTATTAACGATAACGCCGGTTCAATAGACTATGAAAATGGTATTTTAAGTATTAATACAATTAGAATATTATCTGTGCCTACAAGTGCAGATTCAGCAGGTTTAATTAGATTTACAATAGGTTCTGAAACTGGAGTATTAAAATCTACAAGAAATAGTATTTTAGCAATAGATATTGATGATCCAGCATCTATAACAACAACTCTTGAGGCAGTAACTTCATAATATGTCCCACGAACTAGATTCTTCTAAACAATTAACTTCTCTTTTAATTGATAGACAAGTACCAGAGTTTGTTCGTGAAGAACACCCTCTTTTTATTTCGTTTATGGAAGCATATTATGAATTTTTGGAAACAGAACAAGGAACACAAAATAATGATTTAGTAAAAGTATCCAAAGACATGAGAAGAAAGTCTGATGTTGATGATTCAATAGAGGCTTTTGAAAATAGTTTTATGAATACTTTTGCAAATCTTATACCAAAAGATGCAATTGTTGATAAATCTTTTTTAATCAAAAATATTTTACCATTGTATCTAGCTAAAGGTAATGAAAAATCTTTTAAATTACTTTTTAGATTACTTTTTAGTGAAAATGCAGATGTTAGATTTCCTAAAGATGAAATTCTTAGAGCTTCAGATGGTGAATATACAATTGAACAGGTTGTTAGAATTAGAGATGCTGTTTCAACTTTTTATGTTGGTGATGGCACAACTAAAATATTTAAATTAGCTCAAGCTGTTGAGGCAAATCAAACAGTTGTTAAAATTAACGGTGTTAGGCAATACACAGGATTTATTGTTAGAAGAGAAAATAAAACAATAGAATTTACAACTGCACCATCTTTAAATGACGATGTTCGTGTTGAATATGCCAACTTTAATGAATCTGTTTTAACAAATAGAAAAATAAGAGGTGCTACATCAAATGCAACAGCTATAATTGAACAATCTGTACCAAGATTACTTGAGGCTCAAAGGTCAATAGAGCTTTTTGTAAATAGAAAAACTCTTTTAGGTACGTTTAATCAAAGAGAACAAATATTAACTGATATAGTTGATGAAAACAACAATTTAATTAATGTATCATGTAATACTACATCTTCACTTGAGTCAATTAGAGTTATTGAGGGCGGCACGGGTTACAATATTGGTGATCCTGTTACTATTACTGCTGGTGGTTTTGAACAGGAGGGAGCTGCCGAAGTTTCAGTTGTAAGAAGTGGATTTACCGATAATGCAACTATTCATTTTGGTGGTGCTGGATTCAGAGTATCAGATTTGGTTGTTGGTACATCGGGTAACGCACAAACAACTTTTGCTGTTACAAGTGTTGGCACAGGCGTGCTAAATCAACAAAATACATTTACACTATCAACAACAAGAATAGATGAAATAGACGTTGATCAAGCTCTTACGAGTTCCGATTATGGTTTTCTTGCAAATGTGATTAGTGGTACGGGAGGTGCGACTGGATTATCTGGTATAGTTCTTGATTCAGTAAGTGGTAATTCGGGTCTTTATGGGTACGAAGAGAGAGTCGTATCTAATACTGCAAACTTACAACAATTTGCTAATTCAACGATAAGACCGGTTTTTCATTATGTGAGTGGCAACAGCTTTACTGGTGATATACAGCTAGATGAAATATATGTTGGTGATGGTTTAACTGGTAATATTGCAAACTTTACTTTTGAATCTATAAACATTGGGACAAACGAAGCCATAAATGTTTACGGATGGCAAACAAGTACAGGTAATATTAATAATTATTCATCTGTTACATTTACTGACATGTCTCCACTACCTACTACAACAGTTAGTAGGTGGAATCGACTCGCCGGTGCAACACCATCATCTAACACAGGTGTGCCATTTGATGCAACAGCTGGCGGTGCGTGGTATGTTTATGCAGAGACATCATCGATTGGGCACCCTTTTGCTAATTTTTGGTTCAGAGGGCCTTTTATCACACTAGGTTCTGCACCGACATTTAAATATAAGGTTGCTCGTTTTGGTTCTACGATAGGCACACTTGAAGTTTATTTTGATGTAACAAGTAACGCACTCGGTGGTGGTGAAAATGTATCAACTAGAATTGTTGATTGTTTACAAGACGAAACACTTGAAGATTTAGGTCCTATTGATGGTCTAGTTTTACTTACATCAAATGCAACTGGTAATGTAATATCATTTGATTCTGAGGGTCCTGGTATAGATTCTAGTGGTAGAGTAATTAGAATAAAACCATTTAGATCATTAGGTAGATTTAGAATTAACAATGGTGGTACAGGATATCAACCAGCAGATGAAATTATATTTACAAATACTGGCACAGGATTTGGTTCTGCAGCTGCCGTAAAATCAGTAGCAGCTAATGGTGCTATTACTGAAATAGAGTTTCAACCATCTAGGATTGCTGGTAATGCAAATGTAACATCAGTTTTAAATGAAGTTGTTGGAGTAGGCACATCATTTAACACAGAACTCACCGTTGGTGACGAGATTATAATCAACAATGAATCAAGATATGTAAATGTTGTAACAAATGCAACACACATCACTACAAATACAAATTTTGATAATAGCACATCAGTTGTTAGAAAAGTAGGTGCGTTTAGAAGACATATAATTGGCGGTCAAAACTACACAGAAAATGTATTCCCAACTTTAGGTGTTCATTCATATAGTGGTGGGGGTTCAGGTGCAAACATTGAAATTTCAGCGGCTATGGCAGATCAAGAACAAATAGCTGCAACATCAAATGGTGTAACTGGTGTAGTAGAACAAATCAGAATTACGGAACCTGGTTTAGGTTATCAAGCTGTACCAACCATAGACCTTACAACAAAGGGTGATGGTTTAGCCACTGCTGAGGCACAAATACAAACTGCTCTAAGATCTTTTCCAGGCAGATGGACTTCTTCAAAGGGTATTATCTCTGCATCTGAAAGAAAACTACAAGGTTTAGACTATTATCAAGATTACATATATGTAACAAATGTACCAGTAGAATTTTCAAAATACAAATCCATATTAAAGGGTTTGGTGCATCCAGCTGGGTATAAGAACTACGCAGAGTTTGATGTAACTAAAGTTGTTGATGCTCAAATAGTAACCTCTCAAAATATATCTAATACTTTGGCCGGTACTGTAAATGTAACATCAAATTCTGTTTATGTAACTGGCTCAAATACCAGATTTGTTACAGTAAAAAATACAGCTGGTAATTTAGTAAATACAGGAACTAAAGTTGTAGTAAATAATGAAATTAGAACAGTAAACACGGTTATTTCAAATACAAATGTGGAAGTAACAGTTGCATTTACTTCAAATGCTACTGCACAATCCATTACAATTCTCGTATAAATAGGAAATTATGGCAACAAAATACACATCAAAATTACAGTCCCTTAAAAGTGCTGAACAATATATTGCTGGTCTCGATGGTGATACACCAGATATACAGTATATTTTTATTGGTAAAACTGATGCTTTCAATGATACGGATACACCAAATGACATAGCAGAATCCGTTGATGTTGATAATAGAACTTTTAGAGATATGATAGCCGCTAAAAGAATAAATGCAGGAGACGTTAATTTAGTAATTCCAAGGGTGAACTGGACTGCTAATATGATTTACAGGCAGTTTGACCCACAGCAACTTTCTAGTGAATTGATTACAAGTAATACGAGCCAAAACTTAGAACCAATGTATGTAATGACGAGTGATAGGAATGTTTATAAATGTTTATCAAACAACGCTGGGGCTGTATCAATAACTGAACCTACAGGTGATTATACTACAACAAGTGGTGTTATATCAAATGATGTGGATACTGGAGATGGGTATATTTGGAAATATATGTACAATGTTCGGGCAGCAAATAAATTTTTGAATACTTCATATATACCAGTACCAACAAGAAACAATGATTCAACTGAAACAGACACGGTTTTTAATTTGAACAATGATGGTGTTGTTGAGGGTGAATTAACTACAATTGTTGTAGTAGATGGTGGTTCTAATTACAGAAACTTTACAAATGTAAGAGTTGAAGCATTTGAAACTGGTAACACAACATTTACTGTAAATAGTGCGTTTTTATCAACAAACATGAGTAATATTACCGTTGATGATATAGCATCCCAAAATATGAGTATAACGGGCACAGGCATTGCAGCTGATACAGTTATTTCTAGTGTTGATGATATTAATAATAAAATAACCATAAGTAAACCAGCAGCTTCAAATGGCGGTGGGGTAGATGTAGCAAATAATTTAAGTATAACAACAAGGGTTTTTGTTGATGGTGATGGCTCAGATGCTTTAGCAAATGCAACAGTAATTAATGGTGTCGTTACAAAAATATCAGTAGACACTATTGGTACTGGTTATGAAAAATGTAATGCTTTAGTTTTTGGTACAGGCACAGGGGTTGATTCAAGAGTTATTATAGCGCCAAAGTTTGGTCATGCTTTTAATTTAGGAAAAGATTTAGTTGCAAATAGTGTTATGGCAACTGCAAAGTTAGGTCTAATTGACTCAACTGAAAATGGTTTGATTGCAACTGGTGTAGAATTTAGACAAGTAGGGCTTTTTAGAAACCCATATAAATATGGGCAAAATACAGCTGTAACAACTTCTACAGCAAATGATTTAATTTCACAAGTTACTACATTACAATTATCATCTGGATTAAATTATGTTGATGGTGAAAAAGTTTTTCAAGGGTCGTCTTCTAATGTAAACTTTGCTCAAGCTGTTGTGCATAGAACGAAAACAGCAACTGAGATAGAAGTTACCGGTGTGGATGGTGCTTTTAGGTCTGGTGTTATTTTAGAAGGTACTGTATCGGGTGCATCAAGAATTATTACAAATATAACCACACCAGAATTTGAACCAGATGCAGCTGATATATTATATGTTGAAAATGTAGATCCAGTAACAAGAGTAGATGGACAAGCAGAAGATATAAGACTTGTTTTACAATTTTAAGGGTAAAGAATGGCACTTAATTTTAACACAACACCGTACTATGATGATTTTGATGAAGATAAGAATTTTCATAGATTACTTTTTAGACCAGGTCGAGCAGTACAAGCTCGTGAATTAACACAAACACAGACTGTATTACAAGACCAAATCACAAAGTTTGGTAATCATCTATTTAAAGATGGATCAAGAGTTACTGGTGCTGAAGTTTTTGGTATTGGTGAAGGTAAAATAGACAAGTTAAGTATAAATTTACAGCCATCTATTAATCACATAAATTTAGCACCAATACTACCAGAGGGTGGCGTTCTTGAACAAGTCGGATCTGCGGTAAATGTAGCGAGTTTTATTAATAGTTTTATAACGGTGCCAATCACAGGTGTAGGTAATGCTAATGCTACACAGAATATAAATTTTTCTAATACAGTTGCAAATAATATTTTCTTTGTTCATCACGCTGATGCAGCTGCAAACGGTGACCCAGATACACTATATGTTTCACACGTTAAAACTGCAAACATATATCTTTCTAATGGTGCTTTAAATACAGTTAGTTCTAATGGTCCTGGAGGCACAACTTTAGCAAATGTAAATGTTGATGCAAATGCAACTATGAATGTGTATTCTTCTTTTGACTTGAATACTGAAAATTTAATTGCACAAGTAACAGCAAATACAAACCCATATGGTGATGCAAAATTATTAGGTGTTACTGAAGGTGTTTTTTATACCAATGGTCTCTTTGTAAAAAATCAACAACAAATTGTTGCTGCTGACAAATATAATAAAACTGCAAATGTTTCAATAGGTTTTGAAGTAACAGAAAGTATTGTAAAATCTTCTGATGATGCCAGTTTGCTTGACCCAGCATTAGAGTCATCAAACTACTTAGCTATAGGCGCTGATCGGTATAAAGTTAATTTAACATTATCAAGAAAACAATTAGACTCTGCAACAAAATCTATACCTGAACTAACTTCTACAAAATATATTGAGCTTGTAAGATATAAGAATGGTAAGTTAGTTATAGATAAATCTACTACAAAATATTCAGATTTAGGTAGAACCCTTGCAAGAAGAACTTACGATGAATCTGGTGATTATATCGTAAGAGGTATGGAACCAAGAGTTGGGAATTTAGGTAATTCAGCAACAGGAATTCTCACAGTTGAAAAAGGAAAAGCCTATGTAAAAGGTTATGAAATTGAAAACATAACTGATGAAAATATAAATTTACCAAAGGCCAGAGAAACAGAAACAGCCAATACATATAGTTTAGAACAGTCATATGGTAATTTTATTTACATTAAAAATGCAAATAACACATTATTTACAAGTGATGCTGTGTTTCCAAAAGTGTCTTTACATTCATCAAACTTGGCAAATGGTGGCCCAAATTCTACTACACAGTCTTTTGCTCAAAATACAAAAATTGGTGAAGCTCATGTAAGAAATATTGAGTTCTTTCAAAATGAGACTGGGCTTAAAGGTGATAATGTATATAAACTATCTTTGTTTAATATTAGAAATACAAGTAATGCACCACTTGAGTTGACAAGAACGATTGTTGGTATAGGTATAAACAACTCAGCTAATGCTAATGCAAATGTTGACACAACGTCTATTCAATCTACTAGATCCGATGCACTTTTAGCGAATAACACAAATAATATGATTGTAGATATTACTGCTACAATTAAAGTTGGTGATATGGTTGAAGGCTTTAATGTTTCAAATAATGGGCCATTAACATCAGGTAATACAAGAGGTACTAGAATAGCCCATGTCGTAGCAGTAAGTGGTCAAAATGTTGAAATAAGTTGCACAGTATTTTCTGGATCAACTACTGATTTAGGGGGTGGATTTGTAACATGGCCACATGGTAAAAGAAGCTACACGTTTAGTCGTGCTGTATTTTCTGATGCAAATGAAGATAGAGCTGTTTTTCCAACGTCATACAAATATGTGGCAAACACAGGAGCTCAAACATATTCTTATCAGATAAGAAAACTTTTTCCATCTGTAAGTTTTGCATCTGGAGTTGGAACAATACAATCCGGGTCTGCTAGAAAAACTTTTATAACAGCAGGCACATCTACATTAAGAGCTAAAAATTATCAAGTAACTGTTGTTACATCTGGTACTGCAACCAATCCAGTAGGCCATGTGGTAACGGCCTTAAATTCAGTTACGGTAACAGGTGGTGCTACACCTGAAGCAGAAATTGATACAGGTGATTCTGGTTTTAGTGGAACAGCAAATGTTATAGCTACATTGTCGGTTGAAAATGCTCAGAATGATAGAAGATCTTTAACTTCAAGGAGAAAATTTAAGACTTACGATGTAGGCACACATACACAGAGATCAGGCACTAAACCGGAGAAAATATCACTAGGTGATCCTTATGTTGTAAACGTAGAGGCGATTTATATTGCAAGTGGTACTGATGCAGCTAATTCAGATAATGTTAATGTAAGAGATGCCTTCACTTTTGACACCGGTCAAAGAGAAAGTTTCTTTGATTATGGTACAATAAGATTAAGAGCTAACAACACCACATCCAACGGATATCCTGATACTGCAAAAATAAATGTGGGTAAAATGAATGTTGTATTTAATCACATTCAAGCAAATGGTAGTGGATTTATAGATACTGCTTCGTATAACCCAGTTATAAAATATGAGTCAATACCGCAATTTACTAAAAAAGATGGCACAATTATCTCTTTAAGAGATTCCGTAGATTTTAGACCATTTAGAAGCACAGAAGTATCATCAAATGTTTATTCAAATACTAATATGGTATTTTCTAAACTTGAGATGCCAGATTCAGAAGATCCAACAGCGCTTATGAAGTTAGATTACTTCTTACCAAGAAACGATAAGTTAGTTTTAGGGTATGATGGTAACTTTAGAGTGATTCAAGGTGAAGCAGCTCTAAATGATCCTCCTGTACCAGTGGATGACCCTGATGCCATGACAATTGCTAAATTGGGTTTAGAGGCTTATACGTCAACTGCAAGTAATGTAAGTTTAGAAGTTGTCAAAAACAAAAGATACACAATGAAAGACATAAGCGGTATTGATGACCGTTTAACAAGAGTTGAATATTATACTTCTTTAAATTTACTAGAAACTGAGTTAGCATCACAAACTTTCTTATCTAATAACAGTACAGAACTTTTAAGTAATGGTTTTGTTGTTGATCCGTTTAGAGGTCATAGTATTGGTGATGTTGCTGACCCAGATTATAAATGTGCTGTTGATTATGAAAATGGTGTATTAAGACCTAGATTCAAAGCGAATGGTACCTCAGTTTCACAATCAACATCTGTTGCAGACTTACAAAACACTGGTAATAGATTAACATTACCATTTATTAGAACAACATTTACAGCACAAGCAGTTGCTACAGGTACTATAAATGTAAATCCATTCAAAGTAATGGGGTTTGTTGGTCATGTTCAACTAGAAACAGATGTTGCATCTTATGCTGATTTTGGTGCAAGGCCTTTTGTTGGCATTAACACAGAGGGTAACTCTGATAATTACGAATATGGTGAGAATTTTGAAGGTTCAAGATGGAGTGAGTGGAACTTAGTAACATATGATAGAAGTGATGCAAAAGTATTCACCTATTATGATACAACAAGTCAAAAAGTAAAAACAACCACTTCAGCTGAAGAAGCTGGATATTTTAGTCAAAAAACTGAAACTGATAAAGTGTTTCATTATGCACAAGCTCAAAATATTGATTTTCAAATATTTGGATACAAACCAAATACAGTAGTTCATGCTTTCATAGATAGCAGAAACGTATCTTCATTTTTAAATAGATGGAACGGGTCTGGTTACGATGATTCACCAACCATAGTTTCTGATGATAACGGATATGTAAAAGGTAGACTTAAATTACCAAATGTTGCTGAAACAAACGAACAGTTTTTTGCCGGTGAACATCAGATTATATTCTGTGATGCTATTATAAATCCAACATTTCATACTACATTAGCATCAACTAGATATTTTTCTGGAAAAGTTAGAGTGCCAGAGGTTGCACCACCACCGGTAGAAACACCACCCCAGGTGCCATCACAACCTCCTGTTTATGACTGTGATTTCTATTGGGATCAAGTTAATCAAGAAGCTAATTGTATAACACTTACAGGTAAAAATAATGACTTAATTAATAGAGAAGGTGTTTCTTCCTCAGTTGTAAATTCATGGGGGCCGGTTCTATACTCAATATATCAGAGTGTTCTACAAAGAAAACCCGATAAGGGTGGCTATGCTTTTTACCTAAAACAAATTGATAACAATGATTTAGGTGATATAAGAGGAAAATCTAGTGACCCGGCTGCAAGAGGTGTTGTAGAACAAATATTTAGAAACAGTCCAGAGTTTGCAAATATACAAAGAGGTATTTTTGTAGACCCACTCGCACAAACATTTGTGGTGCCAGAAGGTTCTAATCCAAAAGGTATATTTGTACCAGCTGTTTCGGCTTTCTTTGCTACTAAAGATAGTTCACTACCTGTTTCATGTGAAATTAGAAGAACTGTAAATGGTTATCCTAGTGCTGATGAAATTGTACCTTTTGCTACAGCATTTAAAAATCCCGCTGATGTTAATTTACCATCAACACCAAATACACCTGTAGCAACAAGGTTTGACTTTCAGAAACCAGTATTTTTAGAACCTGGTGAGTATTCTATTGTTTTACTCACTAACTCCTCTGAATACACCGTATTCATTGCTACAGTTGGTCAAACAAGACTTGACAATGGTCAAGTTGTCTCTGGTCAACCATACACCGGCTCTTTGTTTAAATCACAAAATGCTAGGACATGGGAGCCAGATCAATTATCAGACTTATCTTTTATAATACACAAGTGTGATTTTAACACTGCTGGTAATGTTTTTACAGATGTAGAAGCTAAAATAAACAATTTACCACCACAGTATGTGGATTATATGAAAGTGTCCGCACCATATGAAACATATACAAAAGAGACTTCTATATCATTTAGCTTAGCAACAACAGCAAATGGTGATTCTGGCTTGAGTGCAGGTAAACCAATCTACCCTGGATCGGATGTTTATTTTGAAACGAGGCAACAATTTGTCGCTGATAATGAAGCTAATTTAAGAATTACAATGGCAACAACTGATACTGACATTTCTCCAACATTTGATATAGACAGATGTAGATTTATTTTTGCTGAAAACTTGATCGAAAGTTCTTCAAATACAACTGTTACAAATAATCCAGAAACCTTAAATGAAGGTGGCGGTGCATTATCTAAGTATGTTATAAAGAAGGTAAAATTAGCAGATGATTTTGATGCCACTCACTTGAGAGTAATTCTTTCTAAAAACTTGCCAGAGGGATCATCTATTGAAGTTTATTATAGAGTTCAATCAGCTGTTGACTCAACAGAATTTGAGAATTTACCATATACGTTAATGACTCAGTATACACCAACTGTAACATCACAAAATTATAATGAGTATTATGATTGTGAATATCGAGCAGATGATATAGTATATACAAACGCTGATGCAACGTATGATAACTTTAGATACTTCCAAATTAAAGTTGTTTTCCATACAACTAATACTGCGAAAGCACCAACAATTAAAAACTTCAGGGCAATAGCATTATCGTGAGTATTTTAAAAGTAAAAGACCATAAAAATCTTGTAAGAGACACAAGATCAAAAGCCATATTGAATACAGATTTATTAAAAATGAGAGAGGCTAAAAGGAGAAAACGACAAGATATAACATTAGAAACTTTAACTCAAGAAGTGAATGTTATAAAAAATGAGTTTCAGGAAATTAAATCTTTACTGAAACAAATTGCAAAGAAGAATTAACAAATGGCAATCATAGATCATTTAAATTTAGCAAATACTTGGAATGATTGGCTAAATGTTACTTCAGAGTTAATTACTTTTAATAATGATTTTACTGATAACGCAAATACTGGTAATGGTATTTTTGAAATATTTACTGATGCGGACTATCATAACCCCACTTTAAATATTGATGCTGATTTAACTGTAGCTGGTAACTTAAACTTAGGAGTTTTTGGTGATTTTTCTGAGATGGTATTACCAGGTAATGTTATAGTAGAACCAAGTGATACTGGTGAATCTGGATTTTTTGTTAAAACAGCAAATGTTTCAGGCACAGTAGCCTCTCGTTGGTCCATAATGGGTGATAGTTCAGTTTATGCTTTTGATTTTTCTAATGAAGGTAATCCAAACCTATATGTAGAGCCTGGTAGAACATATGCTTTTGATCTACAAAAATTAAATGGTCTTCATCCTTTTGTAATTAGAACAACAAATGAGGGTGCTAATGTTACTGATGGTAGTTCGTTTTATAATGTAGGTTTGACTCATGTAGAAGTTTCAAGTAATAATCTTATTATTAGAACAGGTTATGATGCACAATTAAGAAATAAAGGCATACTATATTGGAAAGTACCAGCAAATACTCTTGGCACACAACTATACTATCAATGCACCGCACACCCTGTGATGAATGGTACTATATACATAGAAAATACTAATGATGCGGCTTTTCCGGCTGCAAATGGTATTGTAGATGATGCAACGGCATTTGCAATTGCATTAGGTGGTTCTGGTGTAGGTGGAACACTATAACAGGAGAAATTAGTGGCAATTATTAACCAACTTACAACTTCAAATACATTTCAAGAATGGTTAACTTCAACCACAGGCCTGATTGATTTAAATAATCAATTTGTTGAGGGTACAAATCTTACTGATGATCAATTCGTAGTTAATAGTAATTTAAGAATTAATGGACAATTATTAGTTACTGGTAATGTTAAATTAGATGAAGCCGGTTTTGATAATATGACAATCACGGGTAATCTAATTTTAAGTCAAGATGATACCGGCGCATTTTTTAGTGTTGCAAATACATCCGGTGCTGCCACAACTAGATACGTCATTGATTCTGATGCTTCTAGTGCATATACTTTTGATACTCACCCTACAAGTAACCCAACTATCACATTAAAACCTGGTCACACATATGCCTTTGATACCCAAAAATTAAGTGGTTCTCACCCATTTGTAATAAGAACAGCTAATACAACACCAATAGAAGCCGATGGCAACACATATTATAATGTAGGATTAACATATGTTGAGACTGATGGTACTGATAGTATTTCCAGATTAATTGTCAAAACTGCTGGTGATGCACAGGGACAATCAGGTGGTGTCTTATATTGGAAAGTGCCAGCCAATACCGTGAATCAGACATTTTATTATCAATGTCAAACTCATCCTGGTGCCATGAATGGTATATTAAAAATTGATAACACAACAACTGCTGTTTTTGCAGCTGCAAATAATGTAATATCAGAATCACTTGCTCTTGCAATAGCACTAGGATAAATAGTATAAATATGAAATAAAGGATAAAAGGAAAGATGCCTAATACATTTAAAAATTATATGCAAGCCAATGTATCAGCGAACCAAGTGGTTCATACTGTGGCTTCAGGTACACAAACAACTGTAATTGGTTTCACCATGTCAAATGTTACTCAAACAGCTCAAACTGGAAATGTATCAGTTGTAAGCACAGGTGATACTAATAGTTATTCAGTTGTTCATAATGCGAGTATACCAGCCGGTGGTACTTTGGTGCCAATTGGTGGTAATCAAAAACTTGTATTAGAAGCTGGAGATTCTTTAACAGTTAAATGTTCTGGTAATACAGACATAATCATGTCGGTTCTGGAGATCACTTAATGTACATTGGAAGAACACCAGAGACAGAGTTATCTAAAAGATTCGTTCAACAATATAGTGGAGATGATTCTACTCAGTCTTTTACTTTACCAAGTCCAGTTGATAATGCAGCTGACTTAGACGTATATGTAAACAATGTTCATCAAGACCCATTTTCATCTTATACAGTAACGTCAGCAAATAGTGGATTAAATTTTGCTGAAGCTCCACAAACAGGAACAAATAATATTCTAGTTGTTGTGAGAGATAAACAAAAAGTTGCTGGTGTAGTAGTTGATGGTTTAAGTGTTGGTGAATCTCAATTACAATCCACCACAGCTACGGCTGGCCAATATGGTGGCACAGCAAATCTTGTAGTTCACACAATAAATGTAACTGGTAAAGGTAGAGTGAATAATGTAGCAAATATAGCCGTGAAAGATTTAGACTTTTCTGGATTACCTACTGGTGGTGGGTCAGTTGCAACTGGTAGATTATATAAAGAAGCAAATAATTTAATTTTTATTAAAACATAGGAGTAAAAAATAATGGCGCATTTTGCTGAAGTAATAAATGGAAAAGTTGTTCGTGTGATAGTAGCAGAACAAGATTTCATTAATAGTGGAGCTGTAGGTGATGCGAGTAACTGGATTCAGACATCTTATAACACAAGAGGTGGCGTTCATTATGGTGTTGCAGCCAATAATGAATATTTACCAGATGGTGGTACTGCACTCAGAGGTAATTATGCTGGTATAGGTTATGAATATAATACTGAACACGATGTTTTTGTCGCACCAAAACCAGAAAATTGTGAGAGTTGGACAATCAATACATCTGAGTGGGTATATGAATCTCCACTTGGTTCAATGCCAAGCGATGCAAACACAGAACTTGGTCAGTATTACACATGGAATGAGAGTGCATATCAAGCAAATAATCAAACAGGCTGGGTATTACATACACCAGCTGAATAATAAAAGGTAAAGTATGGCCCTCACTAAAGTAACCGGTGCTATAATTGCACCTTTCTCTATTGAAGCTAATAATTTAGCGAATGGTGTTATTGGCGGTGTCTCCGCAAATTCAATTACACCTAATGAAATAGAGACTGGCTCACTTACAGCCAATTTGTTTGCAAATACACTTGCGACAATGAATGTAACAAAGATGAACACATCAGTTCAAAATGTTGTTGTATTTAATTCAACTCATATTGCTTTAGGTAATGTTGCGGGTGCAGCTACAATCAATACACAACAAGGCACTTTCTTTTCAGCGAATACATCTGGCGGTTGTACTTGGACATTTACTGGTGGGTCAGATTCATCAAAGGCGACTGGATTTACTTTAGAACTTACAAGTGGTGCGGGTAATACAAGCACAGCATATACACAAACTTGGCCAGCAGCCGTAAAATGGCCTGGTGGCACAGCACCTACATTAACTCAAGGTGATACGGCAGTTGATGTTTTAATTTTTATCACAGATGATGGTGGGACAAATTGGAGAGGTGCATTATCCATAGCGAATAGTGCCTAATGGATTTAATTACACTTACAGCAACCGTTGCAGCCGCACAAACATCAACTGAAGCCGGAGGCGGAGGTGGCGGTGGTGGCGGTGGTGGTGTAGCTGAAAGAACAGACGAACACTACGCAAATACAGTTTTACTTCTACATGGTGATGGAAATCCAGGTGCAAATAATGTAAATAATCCAGCTCCAATAGCTCAGTACATGGCTCTATCTGATGATAGCCCAAATGATAGACAAGTTTCCACAGTTGGCACAAATGTTTATGGTACTGATTTCAACCCGTTTTATTATAATGCTGGTGTGTTCAGTAATGAGTTTACTGGAAATGGTAATCTTAGAGTTGAGAATGAATCTGAATTTGATTTAGGTACCGATTCTTTTACTATGGAGTGTTGGGTATATCTTCATGCACAAGGTCAGTATCATTTACTCATTCAAAAATGGGATCCATCAAGCAATAAAACTTTTGCTTTTCAGATTTCAGATTCTAATTATATACAGTTTGTTTATACAACAAATGGAAGTACAAATGCTACCTTAACAGGGACAACTGCAATACCCTCTGGTCAATGGACTCATGTGGCTGCGGCCAGAGATGGGCAAACAATAAGACTGTTTGTAAATGGAGTTATAGATCATACAACCACATCATTTACTGCTAGTTTATATAATGGTACAGCACCCTTAACAATTGGATCAGATGCTGATGGTGGCACTTACACAGATGCTAATATATCAAATGCACGATTTATAGGAGGCAGAGCATTATACACGGCTGCATTTACACCACCAACTGCTCCATTTGAAGACCCCACAACTCACGGTGAACTATCAGTATATTTTGATGGCAATGGAGATTATTTGACTATCCCAGATTCGATTGATTTGAGATTAGGAACTACAGATTTTACAATTGAGTTTTGGGTTTACTTAAATGCAAAATCTGGGTATACTACTTTTTATGACAAAGGTTACACTAACTCAGGTGGTATATTACTACAATCAAACAACAACTCATCTGATATAAGAGTGTTTTTTGCTAGTGGTCCTGATTTTACATCTTCTAGTCAAATTCCATTAAAAGCTTGGACCCATGTAGCCCTAGTGCGAAACTCTGGCACAGCCACACTTTATTTTAATGGAGTAAGTGTTGGTTCTGTTTCATCATCAGATGATTTAAATAATTCAAGTGATGTTCAAATTGGCCGAGGGTCGACCTCTCATTATTTAAATGGTTATCTTTCTAATTTTAGAATTGTAAAAGGAACAGCCTTATATACTTCTGGATTTACACCTAGCACATCACCATTTACTACAACATCTCAAAGTGCTACATCATCAGAGGTTAAATTACTCACTTGTCAAGGTAAAACATTTCAAGATTCATCAAACAATAATCAAGTAATCTCAAGACAAGGTAATGCTCACATATCAGAGTTTGGCCCATTTGGTGATGGGTATTGGAGTAATTACTTTGATGGTGATAGCGACAGTCTTGAAATTGCTAACAGTACAGACTTCAAATTTGGCACGGGTGATTTTACAATTGAGTGTTGGGTATATTTAACTGCAAATCAACAAAATTACGCTGTATTAGTGAAATGTGCCGCTGATAGTAACTGGGGTTCAGGTTGGACACTTCATTTTGATGGTTCTGCAAATAAGCCGGCTGTGTGGATTGGTGGTGGCCAACACTTCACATCTAGCACAGGAGCGACTTTATATGAATGGAATCATGTGGCTTTTACCAGATCGGGCACAACGACCAGTTTATATTTAAATGGAACTAGAGTTGCAACTGGCACAAGTTCTTATGATTTTCAGCCAACAGTGGCTTTAACGATTGGTGCTGATATTACTCATACAGCGTTTGAGTATCAAGGTTACATTAAAGACCTTAGAATATTAAAAGGTACAGCCTTATATACAGGTGCCTCTCTCACCGAACCAACAGCAAATTTAGACAAAATAACAAATACGGTTTTACTTACTTGCCAATCAAACAGATTTATTGATAATAGTGATTCTGCTCATACTATATCAGTTGGAGCTGGTACACCACAAGTTAGTGAACTCATACCATTTGAATATCTACAAAGACAAACAAAACTAATCACTTGTCAAGAAAATAGATTCAAAGATATAATTAATTATAGACATATTATTACCCAATCGGGTAGTACCGCAAAAGTATCTACATTATCACCATTCTCTTCAAATGCTTCATATAAAACTGCAAACACCGGTGCAATTTACAAAGATAGCACCAGTTATTTTACAGTTGCTAATCAAGCTCAAAGT